GATACAAGGTGTTTATAATCGCCCTATACAAGTGGGATATCAATCAAAAACTTTTGCTCAAAGAAAAGAAGGTGAGATTTGGGAAGAGCCGAGTGGTAGAAAATTTGTCTTGGAAGATGGAAAAAGAAAACAAATTACTAAAGTACCACCAAGAGGATTTGATAAGTGTGATGATTGTGAAAAATTAATATTAAAAACACGAGACCAACAGACATATAATAGAATGAAAAAATGCTATCATTGTCAATTGAATTTTGAAGCAGACCTACATAGAGAGGGTAAGTGGAAAGAATGGGTTACCGACATGGAAGAGAAACGATGGGAATCGGTATTAAAAGAATATGAACAAGAGATGGAAGAGGTTGAGAAAAATAAATCTCTTGATTTTGATAAGACGGTAGCAAATGCATTATCGGATAATGAAATAAAAAGTGCTATGAAATGAGTGATTTAAAACAAGCAATAAAACATGAATATTTAAAATGTGTACAAGATCCGTCACATTTTATAAATCAATTCTGTACCATCCAGCATCCACAACGTGGTAAGATTAAATTTAAATTGTATCCATTTCAGTTTGATGTTTTAAAAGAATTTCAATCACATGATTATAATGTAGTATTGAAATCAAGACAATTAGGCATATCTACGTTAAGTGCTGCTTATTCCTTATGGATGATGTTATTTCAGAATGATAAGAACGTATTGTGTATAGCAACCACTAAAGATACTGCTAAAAATCTCGTAACTAAAGTACGTATTATGTATGATGGTTTACCTAGTTGGTTAAAGACACAGATTGTTGAAAATAACAAATTATCATTGATATTCAAGAATGGTTCACAAATAAAAGCTATCGCTTCTAATGAATCCGCTGGTCGTTCCGAAGCTCTATCTCTTTTAATATTAGATGAGGCTGCTTTTATCGATAAGATTGATACAATATGGACTGCCGCTCAACAGACATTAGCTACTGGTGGTAGATGTTTAGCCATATCAACTCCAAATGGTGTTGGTAATTGGTTTCACAAAACTTGGATTGATGCAAAAGATGGTGTGAATAAATTTAATACAGTAAAATTACATTGGTCTGCTCATCCAGATCGTGGTCAAGATTGGAGAGATGAGCAAGATAAGAATTTAGGTCCTTCACAGGCTGCTCAAGAATGTGATGCTGACTTTCTTAGTTCTGGTCGTTCTGTTGTTGATCCTGCTGTTTTAGAATGGTATAAAGAAAAAATGTGTTGTGAGCCTATAGAGAAGAGTGGGTTTGATAGAAATCTATGGATATGGGGGTATCCTGACTACTCAAAACAGTATCTGATAAGCGCTGACGTTGCACGCGGTGACGGAACAGATTATAGTGCAGCTCAAGTATTTGATTTAGAAAACATGGAACAAGTAGCAGAATATAAAGGTCAGTTAGGAACAACTGAATTTGGTAATTTCTTAATTGAATTGGGAACTAAATATAATGATGCTTTATTAGTAGTTGAGAACAACAACATAGGTTGGGCTACATTACAAACAATTATTGATAGGGGATATGAAAATCTTTTCTATCAAGAGAAGAATCATTTAGTAGTTGATGAGGATAATCAACATACCAACAGATATAGAAACATTGATAAGAACAAGATACCAGGTTTTACAACAACTATGAAATCAAAACCTTTAATTGTTGCTAAGATGGAAGAATATACACGAGAGAAAATGGTTAAATTAAAATCAACTCGTTTAATAGATGAACTTTTTGTATTTATATATAAGAATAGTAAAACTGAAGCACTTGAAGGGTATAATGATGATTTAGTAATGTCTTATTCCATTTTATTATGGATTAGGGATACTGCTATCAGAATACAATCAGAAAGAAACGAATTTCAGAGTAGTTTAGTTAGTTCAATTGGTAGTTTAAATGAGAGAACATCAATTATGACTAATGAAAATAGACCTAAAGATAATCCATATGAGATGGATATTAATGGTGAAAAAGAAGATTTAAGTTGGTTATTGGGGTAAAACATGGCAGATAATATTTTTACAAGACTAGGTAGATTGTTTCAATCTAACGTAATCATCAGAAAAACTGATGATAATCGATTGGTGGTAAAAGATTTAGATTTTTCACAGACTGGTTTGAATTCTAATTTCATTGATAGGTATCAAAGATTGATGCAAAATACCTATTCAAATCCATATTCTGTGGCTCAAAATAGAAGAGCTGCCTATGAGATTAAAAAACTAGATTTATTTAGGGATTATGAATTAATGGATCAAGACCCGATTATTTCATCGGCTCTTGACATTTATTCTGATGAATCAACTATTGATAATATTGAAGGTGAGATATTAAAAATAAGAACAGAAAATGCACAAGTTGAAAAGATATTACATAATTTATATTATGATGTTATAAACATTGAATTTAACTTATGGAGTTGGATTCGTAATATAACAAAATATGGTGATTTCTACCTAAGACTTGACATAGTGGACACATATGGTGTCGTAAATGTAATACCCATATCTGCTTATGAAATTACAAGACTCGAAGACCATGATCCTGCCAATCCACAACTAATTCAGTTCGAGGTTAACGATGGGCAGAAACAAATAATAGAAAATTATGAAATGGCTCACTTTCGTATGTTATCTGATACTAATTTCTTACCTTATGGTAAGTCTATGTTAGAGGGTGGACGTAAGATATTCAAACAATTAACTCTAATGGAAGATGCTATGTTAATTCATAGAATCATGAGAGCACCTGAAAAAAGGGTGTTTAAAATTGATGTTGGAAACATACCACCAAGAGAAGTTGAACAATTTATGCAAAAAATCATCAATAAGATGAAAAAGATTCCTGTCATTGACCAAAAAACAGGTGATTATAATTTAAAATATAACGTAGAGAGTGTAACAGAAGATTATTTTCTACCAGTTCGTGGTGGAGATAGTGGAACACAGATAGAAACACTACCTGGCCTGTCTAATAACGATGCGATAGACGATGTTGAATACTTAAAGAACAAATTAATGGCAAGTCTAAGAATACCAAAGGCTTTCTTAGGATACGAAGAGGGATTGAGTGGTGGTAAAGCTACTTTGGCTGCTGAGGATGTTCGTTTTGCTCGTACAATAGAACGAATACAAAAAATTGTAGTGAGTGAATTGACAAAGATAGGAATTGTTCATCTTTATAGTCAAGGATTTGATGATGCTGATTTAATTGATTTTGATTTAGAATTGCAGAACCCATCCATGATTCACGAGCAGGAAAAACTTGAATTGATGAATCAGCAAGTTGAATTAGCTGAAAAGGCTATGGAAACTAAGTTATTTAGTCGTAGGTGGATTTACGAAAATATATTTGATTTTTCAGACGAGAAAAAAGTGGAAATATACGAATCTATCGTAGATGACACGAAACAGAAATACAGACTAGAGAAAATAGAAAGCGAAGGAAGTGATCCTGCTAACGAAACCGAAGAACCACCAACGAATGATGATGATGATATGGCGAGACCAGGTGATTGGGGTGGTAGTGAGAAAGAACATTTTGGTAATAATAAGACACGAGAAGATGATGGTAAGCTTAGAAAAGCTGATAGAAGTTATGGTAAAAGAGAGTTTAAAGGTAAATCACCTTTAGCTACATCTAAAGGTTCTACTATAGTTGCAAGAGAAGGTATCTTAAAACAGTTAAAGAATGCATTCCCTAATAAAAAAGCGTCCATGCTTAGTGAAGAAAATATAATAGAGGATTAGTTAATTAGTTGTCTTAATCTAAAAACTATTATATTTATATATGAATAATTATATACTTTGGAATTCTTATGAGCAATTTTAAACACAATAAATTAAGAAATACAGGACTGTTGTTTGAGTTTTTACTTAGGCAAGTAACGGTTGATGTATTAAACAAGAAAAAAGATTCAGTAGCGCTTAAGATAATAAAAAAGCAATTCAATGAGAATACTGAAATGGGCAAAGAGTTAGCCCTATACAATCTTTTGATACAGAAAAAGTTTAAATCAGAGAGTAAGGCTGATTATTTTCTATCCGAGGTACTTAAACAGCGGAATCGATTAAATAATGCAAATTTAAGACGAGAAAAATATAATATAATTAAAGAAATTAAGAATCATTATGAAGTCAATTCTATGTTTTCATCCAAGATTCCAAATTACAAACTACTAGCATCGATATTTAAATTATTTGAAGGTTTTACTGATTTAAATGCAGATGAGAAAACAGAGAGTTACTTTATTATAGTAGAGAGTATAACAACTATGCAGGATAAAAAATCCGATACCTTTGTGCCTGAGGAAATGAAAGATAGGGATTTAAGAATATTATCTTATAAAGTGTTGTTAGAGAAATTTAATAAAAAATATACTAATTTAACCGATGAGCAAAAGAAAGTATTAAAAGAGTATATTAGTAATATATCAAATACAAATAACTTTAATAAATTTGTAAAGAATCAAATACCAATATTAGAAACTAGATTAAATACAAAAGTAAATAAGGTAAAAAATAAAGTATTAAAGATAAAATTACATGAAGCCGTCCATTGTATTGGTAAATTTTGTTTAACAAGCGCAAAACAAACCGAAGACACTTCGGTAGTTCAACTATTAAGGTACTATGAACTCGATAAAGAACTCGACAAAGTTTAAAGATTTAGTAAAGGAATTAGCCAGTAGGTTATTTCAAAGAAAATTAAAAGAAATAACTACTACTGCTAGTATTGATACTTATCAGACTCCTAAAGCTTTTAAGAAAAAAGGATTAAGTCGTAAGAAAAAAAAGAATATTGAAAAACAAACAGGATATTCATTTGTAGATGAAGCTGTAAGTAGTAGCGATATGGACGAAATTAAGAAACAAATAAGAAAAGAAGTATCAGATATCTTACGTGATATTTGGATAAAAAGAACTTCCTGGGGAGGAAAATAATGTATCAAGCAGATCCTAACGATAATACTAAAATGATACCGAAAGGTAGGCCAGTAAGTGCTTATGGTAAGGCAGAAACGCCATCGGCTCAGATAATTACTCCTAGACCTAATTATATTTTGATTAACAAAATAGGAACATATCGATTTGCTTATGAATCTGGTAGTTTAGCTACATACACAAGTGGTTCGGTGATAACTGCTGATGGACCTGTCAGATTAGATATTAATCCAGTTGCTTGGGAAACAGTTCCGGTTGGAGGCTCTAAAGGCGCTGTAACCTTTATATACACAGGAGATGTAGGATAATGAATAAACAACTATTAGTAGACGTAAGACCTTTTGAAATATCAAGAACTAAAATTGATGAATCCATTAAAGATAATAACGGTAAGTTAATAGTCAAGGGTGTTTTACAAAGAGCAGAATCCAAAAATCAAAATGGAAGGGTATACCCAAGAGATGTTTTGTTAAAAGAAGTTTCAAAATATCTACAAGAACAAGTAACAGAAAGAAGAGCTTTAGGTGAGTTAGACCATCCTGATAGTTCTGTAGTCAATTTAAACAATGCTTCACATAATATTATTGAGATGCATTGGGATGGTGATGACCTGCTAGGAACTGTTGAGGTACTAGGAACACCATCTGGTAATATATTAAAAGAATTATTTAGGTCAGGTATAAAACTTGGAATCAGTTCAAGAGGATTAGGTTCAGTAGAACCAATGCATGAAGCTGATGGGCAAGATGGTGATACCGTAGAGGTTCAACCTGACTTTGAACTTATAGCATTTGATTTTGTATCAAATCCATCAACACATGGTGCTTTTATGAGACCTGTAAATGAATCTGTACAGCATAAAGGACCTGAGAACAAAATAGAAAATATTATCAACTCTATAATGAGGGGATAAGATGCCTTCGGTTTCTAAAAAGCAACAAAAGTTTATGGGAATTGTACGTTCAATTCAAAAGGGTGAAGAATCACCTAGTAAATTTTCCAAAGATGCTCAAGACGCTGCTAAGTCTATGAAGAAGAGTAGTGTAAAGAAGTATGCAAAAACAGATCACGATGATTTACCTGCAAAGGTTAGTGAAAATACTAAAGCAGAATTGTATAAGATGTATGCAAAGGCTATGAAGATAATGCCTGGTAGCCCTAGTCAAAAAGCACTTATAAAGAAGATTGATGCTTTACGAAAGAAATTAGGTATGAACGAAGCTATGTCCGCTTCTCAAATAAAGAAGATGAGAGATGACTTTAAGAAGACCGGTGAGTTACCCTCACATTTAAAGACATTGGTAAAGGGTAAGAAAGAATTTGAGAAAAAATTTAAAGTAAAAAATATAGTAATTCCAGGTATGGAATGGATGAGTAAGTTAGGTGAAGAAAGAGACTATAAGGATGAGTATAAGAAATTTCAATCATCTGCTAAGTCTAAAAAATATAGAGCAGAATTGAATAAATATAATCGTAAGAAAGGTACTTATGGTAATGGTGATGGTAAAGACGCCTCACACAAAGGGGGAAAGATCGTGGGATTTGAATCACAATCAAAAAATCGTGGTAGAGCTGAAAAGAGCCGTTTAAAGAAAAAATCTGTAAAGGAATCAAAATCATTAAAGAGTAAGGTTAAATACTACAAGACCATCTCTAAAGAAGAATGGGGTAAGACATCTAAGGATTACAAATCCGTAATAGATGGTGTTAAGTATAAGATGTTTCTTGATCCCAAACAGGGAACGATATTGGCACCAGTTAAAGTAGAATCCGTAAATGAAGTTAAACTCAACGAAAATCCAGCAGCTATAGCAGCTGCTCAAGCTATGACAAAAATTAAAATGAATAACCCTAAAACAGGTAAAAAAATATCTGCAGCTAGTGCTTTAAAAAACAAAGATAATCCAAATCATAAGAAAGCTAAGAGTATTTTTCAAAGATTAAAAGATAAACTTTCTAAAAAGAAAGATGATAAACCTGAACCAAAAAGAGGATCAGCTGATTCTCCAGAAGGAAGAAAAGCAGCTGCTGCAGCTGGTATGAATGTTGGTAGTTTTACTAGAGAGGGAAAATTAAAAGAGTTTATTAAAACAGAAATACAAAAAATTGTAGGTGTAGATGTAAATGAAGCGACGTCACCAAAGAGTTTCTTTAATGGGTTTAAGCAATTACCCCTTTATAAAGAAATGAATCCAAACCAAAGACAGGCGGTAAATATAGCTCTTATAATGGGCGGTGATATGACAGGTGCTGTTGCGGCAATTGAAAAAATTAAAAAGGGATTATCCAAAGATAAAAAAGTAAGAAATGCTCTTAAACTTGCTAATGAATCCGTAAATGAACACACTGTAACATTTACAAAAGATGATATGAAAAAACTTCATAGCAGTGGTGAAGTGATAAAGGCCGATCCTGATGGTAAAGAACATACTTATGTTTACAAAGAATATGTCAAAGTCTAGTTATAAAAAAATAATGGACGAAGCCGTAGCTACAATGGGTAAGGTGTATTCAAATCCATATGCAAGTTCATTTAAACCAACTGAACAAATTCAAGAAGATTTAGATACTCCAGCTAAGTATAGTACTCCAGAATCTAAACTACATATAGACGCTGACATAGAAAAAATGTCTAAACAATTAGGTAAAGCGTCACAGCAATGTATTAAGATTATGATGGATGGTGTTAAGGGTGGTAGGTATGACGCCCTAGATATACAGCGGGGAATTGAATTTGGCCCGTTAAATAGAACACATGAGGGTGAAAGACCTTTTATGAAAATGTTATGGAGAAAGGTACGAAAGGGATTTAGAAGATATATGCCTAAGGGTAAGTTAAGAAAATAATTAACAATAAATTTACTGATGTTATATTTATATATGATGAGATAAAATTGAATCGTTAAGATCAGTAGTTCATCAATGTCTTAACATAAAAAATTCAATAACAATTAACAATAAACTAATTTGAGTAGAACTTAAATTAAATTAGGAGAGTAATAATGGGAAAAAGAGCAGACATCGGTTCAACTTTATTGAACACACACGGTGGAGATTTACAGGATTTAGCAGAAAGTGTTGTAACACTAACTGATGATAACACTTTATCAGGACTAACAACAACATCAGGAGGTATTACTACAGGCATTAAAGCAGACTATTCTCCAACTGGATTAGTTAATGATATGCATATATCAGGATTAAACCCAACATGGGCTGTAAATTTTGGTGGTATTCTTGCAGGTCAATCTGATTGTTCAGAAAATTTATTAACTAACGCTAATACGATGTTACAAATGTCTTATGCTTTAGAAGGTATTGCTAGACAAACAGGTGTAGTTACAGCAGCACAAGCTTCTGCTATATTTGGTGGAACAGGTGTTGCAGGTGTAGATTATCCAGTCGCAGCCGGTACTCCTGCATCAGCAACCTTAAAAGTAGTTAGATTAACAGGTAATTATGATGATGTAGCTTTAATTATACCAAACCTTAATTCTGACAAAGATCAAACATTGTTTATATTTACAGACAATGTAGTAACAGCAGGTGGTGTTTTATCATTTGGAATGAATGCAGATAACGAGTTTGATGCAGAATCTTCTGAAAACTTTGTCTCTACTGATGGTGGAACTGTTATGACTAGAGCAACAGGTCTTACTGATGCTCATATCAGGTTAATACTAACTGATACAGGAGCAAGTACTATGTTAGCTGGGTCATTTGTCTATTTTCAAGCTAATGCTGCTGCTGATACGATGACAGTCAAGTCTTGTATTAGAACATCAGGTGGAACAATAGCAATTACAGAGGCTAACAGTTAATAACTAACAGGTATTAAATAACATTATAAAGGGGATGGTAACTCATCCCCTTAATATAAGGACTTATCATGTCAAAGAAAATAAAGTTAAAAGATTTACTAAATGAAAATTTTAGTGGAACAATGTTAGGTGGTGTGGTTTCTCGTACACCATTTCACACAGATCAAAGTTTATCTAAAATAGTAAAAGAAAAATACGGAGATGTTGATGGTCAAAACATTGATGTTAAAGGATTAACTACTGAAATATCACAATTCAATGAAATTGGTGAAGCTATCTTTGGTAAATCTAATATAACTAAAATTTCTGAGAAATTAAGTCGGATTGCGAATCAAGCAAAGTCTCATACTCTACAAGAAACAGATTCTTGGTTTGATAAGATAACTGTAAATCGTAATATGAAAGAACTTACTGGATTATCTAAGCAGTTTGGTAAGATTTCTTCTGAATCCGAATCATTACAACAACGAATGGGTGCTCTATATGAAGATATGGGTAACATTCTTGGTAGGTATTATGAGATAGGTGAAACCATAGCAGAAGAATCTGGTGATAAAG